CACCAGTTACTGAAACTGCACCAGTTACTGAAACAGCGCAACCAGTGGAAACTACTGCCCCGGTAGCAGAAACAGTGGCAGAAACACCTAAACAACCTACTGAATTTGTCAAAGAAGACAACGAAATTAAAGTAACTAATCCAGATGTTGTCGTTGATCAATCAAATGGAACTGGTAAGTATTCAGGGTTTACCGTTGAATATAAAGACGTAAAATTCCCTGACGATATGGCTATCAATGAAGGGGATAAGGTTAAATTTGATTTGCCAAAAGAAATCAACTTCCAAACAAACTATGATTTTGATGTCTATAACCCAGAAAAAGTTGTTGTGGGTAAAGCATCAACAGACGTAAAAACTCAAACAGTTACGACTGTATTCAATAACTACTTTGCTACTCATCCACTCAACAAGCAAATGAGTCTTAAGCTCGATGCTAAGTGGACTGACAAGGTTGAAAGTGGCAAGCCAGTTAACGTTAATTTCAATGGTACGGTGGTTACTGTAAACATTGGAAAAGAGCAAGAAATCGGTAAAGATGAATTACTTTCTAAATGGGGCAGCCAAGACGAGAATGACCCAACTGTTATCAACTGGACTGCTCGTATTAACTACGCTAAACGTCTATTGAATTACGTCACAATCATTGATGAGATGAGTGATAATCAAAAGCTTGTTGATAATTACTTCGAAATCAAATCGATTGAAAGCGTAGACCCTTGGATTGATAAAGGTTCTGCTATGGATTTAGTAAAATCAATCAGTAAATCAGACCACGGTTTCACAATTAAAATGGATCGCCTTGATCATATGATTTATATTAACTATAAAACTAAATTGATTAAGCCGGTTAAAGATAGCGTAAACCCAACCAATAAGGTTGAGTTGAAAGCTGAGTCAGACGGTGCTATCTCACACAGTTATGTCCAACTTGTCGGTGGTAAAGGTGATGCCAGCGGCGAAAACAAACCAGAACCAACGTTTGAAATTCCACACGATGCACCTAAAGTTGAAATCCCTGAGTGGAATGGTGGGGTTACACCTCCAGACGCTCCGAAGTATGACAAGCCAGAATTTAATGGTGGTGTTGTACCGAATGAAGCTCCAGTGTATGAAAAACCATCAATCGATATTAACGACATCCCGCTCCTTCCACCAGCCCCAGTGGTAGAAATTCCCGAATGGAAAGGTGGAACAGTCCCATTCGACGCTCCAGTATTGGACAAGCCTGAATGGAATGGTGGAGTAATTCCGAATGATGCACCTATCTTGGATTTGCCAGAGCTTGAAATTCCAGCAGAGCCAACTAAACCAACACCAGAAAAACCAGCAGAGTCTAAAAAGGTACCTAACAAGCCCGTAGACGCTCCAAAAGAAAAAGAGGTAGAAATTACCGAGGTCGTGTATAAAAACGATTCTGAGCCAAAAGAGGTGGCAAATACAACCGTTTACGGTGGCACTCTTCCAAACACTGGCGAAAAAGAAGGTATCGCTAGCACTTTGGAATTGGTAGTAATTGCTGCTGGTATCACAACTTTGGGATTGAGCTTCAAGAAGTACAACGGTAAAGAAGACGAGTAATTAAATAATTGAAGTGGTGGGAGGGTAGGCATTAAATATGGCAAAACTATATGAACTAACGGGAATCTTCCTAGAAATCGATGAAATGGCTGTGGACGATGAAACAAAACTCGATACCTTGGATTCGATTGATTGGGAGCATGATTTCTCAGAAAAAATTGAAAACTGTATCAAGGTTATCCGAAATAAGAGTGCACGGGTTGAAGCTTATAAAGCTGAAATCAAGCGGCTACAAGCCTTGAAATCAAGTGAAGAAAAAGCGGTCGAGAGAATTAAAAGTAGTATCTCGGAAGCTATGAATTTAACTCAACACGATAAATTGGACACCACACTATTCAAAGTCGGTTTCCGTAATTCCAAAGCAGTCGTAGTCGATGAAGATAAACTTCCTAAAAAATATCAAATCGTTAGCTACAAGCCTGACAAGAAAGAGATTAAAAAACTCTTGGAAAGCGGTGCTACTATCCGAGGTGCTCACATTGAAGAAAGGAGAAATTTAAGTATTCGATGAAAATTACTAAAGCTACAGATATTCAGCGTACCAAGAACTGGCGAATACTGATCTATGGAAAAGCTGGTCTAGGGAAAACAACCCTTATCAAAAACATGCAAGGCAAGACCTTAGTATTATCGCTAGATAATTCTTCCAAGGTGTTAGCTGGCACTAAGAACGTGGATATCATTGATTTTGACCGTGAGCATCCAACAGAATTTATCAATGAGTTCTTAACTCAAGCAGATAACTTAATCAAGGACTATGACAACCTTGTTATCGATAATATTTCAAGTTTTCAATCAGATTGGTTTATCGAACAAGGTCGCAAGTCAAAGAATGGTATTAGTAATGAGTTGCAACACTATTCACAGTGGACAAACTACTTTCTACGAGTATTGACTGCTATCTATACCAAGCCTATCAATATTTATGTGACAGCGTGGGAAGATACCCACGAACTCAACCTAGAAACTGGTCAAATTTTAACCCAATACGTGCCACAGATTAGAGCTAGCGTACTTAACCAACTCTTAGGGCTTACCGATGTCGTTGGTCGTATCGTGGTTAATGCCAAAACTGGGGCCCGTGGGCTTATCTTGGAAGGTAGTGAAGGCACTTACGCTAAGAACCGTCTCGATAATCGGACAGCTTGCAAGATTGAAGACCTCTTTAAATTTGGTGACTTAGATGGAACTAAGGAATTACCAGAGTGATCTCGTTGACGGTATTAAGCAATCGATTCTAAGAGGTAACAAGCGAATCATGGTGCAGTCGCCACCTCGGAGCGGTAAAACCGTGGTCATGGCTCACATTGCCAAAGGGGCAACAGACAAAGGCAACACCGTCCTATTTTTCAGTCACAGAAAGGAAATCAATGAACAGGTAGTCAATACATTCAAAAATAACGGTGTTGATATGAATCTTGTAACCATTGATAGCGTAACTAAGGTAGCACGAAACCTTGATAAGTTGCCAGAACCATCAATCATACTGATTGACGAGGCTCATCATGTTAAGGCTAAGACCTATTTAAGAATCATTGAATATTACACTAACAGCGTTGTTCTCATGTTCACCGGCACACCAGCCCGACTAGATGGCAGTGGGTTCGATGATATCGCAGACGACATCGTTCTCGGTAAGTCAGTAAAATGGCTACAAGAGAATGGGAATATCGCACCATTTAAATACTATGCCCCTTCTTTAATCGATACCACGAATCTTAAGAAACGTGGTGGGGAATTTACTAAGAAATCCGTAGACGACACGATGAAACGTGTCATTTACGGTGATGTGATACGACACTATGAGAAGTTAGCCAAAGGCAAACAAGCCATAGTATACACACATAGCGTAGAAGCGTCTGAGAGCGTCTCTAACACGTTTAATGAGCATGGCTATAGTTCTATTGCAATCAGTGGTAAAACGCCACCAGAGGAACGAGAGAGGGCAATGCGAGCCTTTAGAGATGGAGAGCTTACAATCATGGTGAATTGTGAGCTATTCACGGAAGGCATCGACCTGCCAAACGTTGATGTTTGTATCATGCTACGTCCCACCCAATCATTATCTCTATATCTTCAGTTTGCCATGAGGGCCCTAAACCCTCGTGAAGGGAAGACGGCAATCATTATCGACCACGTTGGGAATGTTGATAGACATGGATTGCCCAACGATGACCGAGAGTGGTCGCTGAGTGGTGTGAGCAAGCAGAAACAAAAAGCTAAACTCGGTGAACCTACCACACGAACGTGTGATGAGTGTTACGCAACGTTTTGGAGTGCTGAACGTATCTGTCCACTCTGTGGCCATGAGAACCAGCCTACCAAAGAAGAAATCGAAATCCTTCGAGAAATCGAACTCGAAGAACGACGGCAAGCAATCAATGACAAGGTGGAAACATTCGTCACTAGCGACCAATGCCAAACCATCGCAGAATTGCAAGCCTTTGCCAAACAACATAGATATAAGCCCGGATGGGTGTTTATCCAACAGAAAAAAAGAAATATTTGGAGATAAAACAATATGTTTACAATCGACTATTCACAAGCTAAAGAATTCGGATCAATCAAAGATGGTACTTATGAGGTTGTCATCGACCAAGCAAAACAAGACGCTACTCAAGGCGGTGCAGACTTCCTAGACATCCGTTTCCGTATTCGCAAGGACTTCCAACAGGAACATCAAAATAATATTATTTTCCATCGTATCTTTGCTAAGAAGGAAGATGGCAAGTATCCAGTCGGTTCTATCATGAACCTTGCTAAAGCTGCCGGCATTCCAGACGGGACTAAATTTAGTAGTTTGGAAGATTACCTTAGTCAACTCGTAGGTAAGGCCCTTAAAGTTACCGTTAAAAACGAAAAATCTGAGTGGCAAGGCAAGACATACGAAAACTTAAACGTTAAACGTATGGAAGTTACTGAGCTACCACTTCCAGCAGGTAATCCTATGGATATCTCAGACGATATGTTGCCATTCTAATTATGGAGATGGTTGATTACGCAATCAACTATCAACGCATGGGTTACTCTGTTATTCCCATTTCAAAAAACGGCAAAACCCCTCTTATCTCTTTCGCTGACAAACCTCCCATGACCGAGAATGAAATCCGTAGGGCATGGCGAGAAAACCCAGACGCTAATATAGCTCTTAGGACTGATACATTTTTCGTCATTGACGTGGACATGCACGGTGATGTGGATGGCTTAACTAATTTAAGAAATTGGGAACATGCAAGATTAATACCACCAACCTTGCAAGCTACCACACCGAGCGGTGGCAGGCATATCTATCTAAAAAAAGACCCTAATCACCCCATCTCACAGAATATCGGAATGATTGAGGGTGTAGATATCAAGGCACACGTTAATAACTATGTGCTAGTGCCACCGTCCAACAATTCCAAGGGGTACTACGAATGGGATGTCATACATTCGCCAAAGAATGGGAGCATAACAGAGGCACCCCTTGAGTTGATAAAGGTATTGCAAAAAATGAAACCAGAGCCTATCCAGTATGAGATGCCATCGTTCGCTAGTGGGTATACTGGTAGCACGAAGACAGCCAAGTTATTTGAAAGCATACTGCTAGGTTTCGGAGACCAAGGAGGACGAAACAATGCCCTTACTGAGTTCGTCGGTGGGCTACTCCTTCGAGGTGTTGACCCAGAAATAACCTACCATCTCGCAAAGATGGCAAACAACAACACATCCGAGCCGTTGGGTGACAAAGAATTTGAAAGGACATTTAAGAGCATGTTAGATAAAGAAATAAGGAGGGGAATGCGTGACAACGATTGATTTCGACTATTACAGAGAGCAATTCGCAAACTCTAGTCTGTCGCCGGGGAAACCAAGTAGCAAGGAAGGCATCAGAAACAAGCTAAAAGCCTACCGAAATGAGTGGTTTGAGAAATTCAAGGAAGAAAATCCAAAAAAAACAGAGCCTAAATCATTACCAGAGTTAGTAGTGGCTAAAGGGTTAGATAAATACACCCATGTCATCACCTTGGAAAATGGAAAAGTAGCCCTATACGATCCTGAGCGTGGGTATTACCAGAAAGATTATCGATACGCCTACCAACTTATCTATATTTTAGAACCAACATTCAACGAAACCAAATGCCGTAACGTTCTATTCCTGTTATCAAACATGAGTAGAGAATACGAATACAACCGCATGCGTATGGATTTTGAACCAGAGTATCGAGACGTTAGGCGTTTCATCCTCGTAAAAAATGGTATCTACGACAAGCGTAAGAAGAAACTACTATCGTTTGATTATAAGTTTATTAACTTCAGTACCATCGAAACAGAATTAGTCGAAGATGCACCTAAACCAACCATAGACGGTTGGGATGTTGACAACTGGCTACTCGATTTAATGAGCGGTGACAGTGAGCTTGTCGAATTACTCTGGCAGGTCATCGCAGCGTCACTGAACGGCAACCACTCTTATCGTAAATCTATCTGGTTAGTCGGTAACGGTAATGATGGTAAAGGTACATTTCAACAGTTGATTAGCAATCTAGTTGGGTTGAAAAACGTAGCACCATTGAAACTTAATCAATTTTCAGAGCGTTTCGGCCTTGCCATCATCGAAGGTAAGACGGTAATTATCGGTGACGATGTGCAAGCGGGTATCTATGTGGATGAATCTTCTAACTTTAACTCGGTTGTAACCGGCGAGCCGGTTTCTATCGAGAAAAAAGGAGAGAACCCCTACTTAGCACAGTTTAAGAAGACGGTTATCCAATCTACCAACGCTATGCCAGTGTTTAAGAACAAATCTAATGGTACTTACCGCCGCATTGTGATTATCCCATTCAAAAAAACATTTGGTGTCAATGACGATAATTGGTCAATCAAGGACGATTACATCAATCGTAAAGAAGTTTTGGAGTATGTGCTTTGGAAAGCAATCAACCTAGATTTTGACCGATTCAACGAACCGAAAGCGACACAAGAACGCATGCAAGAATTTAAGGAAGAGAATAACACAGTTTATAAATTCCTTAATGAATACCTCGCAACAGTCGAATCTACTCGTATTCCAGTTAGGTTCCTATGGGATGTGTACCGCTCATGGTGTCATGAGGGGAATCATACAGCACCTAAGAAATCTAACTTTGAACGAGAAATGGTACAAAACTTGCCGGTTGGGTGGATTAAAGATAGGCAGAAACCGCTTGGATTCTTCAACCCAACTAAAGATAAGCCAGATTATTGGCATGACTACAATTTTAGTTGGGATGAAAACAAGGCTAAGAAAACAACAATGGTTGTTATGGTTACTAAGACACCGTGAGTTACCGTAATCAGTAACCGTCAAAACCTTTGAAAACAAAGGGTTTCGGTTACTCTAGTTACTTAGTTACTACTTTTAAATATATTTATAAATAAATAAATAAATAATATATATATAGAGAGAGAGCTGAAAAGTGACGTAACTTAGTAACTAAAGTAGCCGAAAACCTTGATATATAAAGTTTTGTGGCAGTTACGAATGAACGTAACTTAACTGGTGACCGATAACTAAATTAATAACCGTGAGGTATATATGACAACTGAATCACTAATTCAAAACCAAATACGAGTGGAATTATCCAAAGCTGGCTATATGGTATTCAGAATTAACGTTGGCAAGGTCAGAATGGCAGACGGACGTTGGTTCGATACGGGGGCACCGAAGGGGTTTTGTGACCTATTCGGATTTAGACCAGACGGACAGATATTTTTCATCGAGGTGAAAAATGAAAAAGGTCGTGTGAGAGACGACCAAAGGAAATTTATGGATGCCATGCAAAAACGCGGGGCACTCGTAGGTGTGGCAAGGAGTGTTAAGGAGGCTATGGATATAGTCGATGGTAAAACGATGGACTGATCGCATGGCTGGTGTTAAATATGCACCAAGACCATACGAGCAACCGGCAACAGTGTTAGAACGTGTGGAAGTTTTTAGCCACTGGTTTTATACGACGCACCAAAAGAAAGGTGCAGTAGCTACCCAACTAGGTATTGGGAATAAGAAACTCAACCGCATACTACTATTGGAACAGTTGCCGGATGATGAATTGTTGGAAGGAATGATGGAGCTGTGCAAGTGAAAGAGTATGCACTCTACAAGGGTGAAGAATTGCTAGCAATCGGAACTAAGCGTGAAATCGCTGAACAATTGGGTGTGTCAGCTAGCACAATCGGTTACTACGGGACGCCAGTATATGCCCGGAGGACAAGTGAGAAAGGAAGGAGATTGGTGGAACTATGAAATACAAAGTAATTGTATATTACGACGACATGGAAGACAGTGAGCATGTCTTTCAGACGAAAAATGAAGCAATCAACGAAATGCACAGATTGGGATTGAAATATCGCAATGCTAAGAAATATAAGGTTGAAATGGTGGGGATGTGATGGTAATTAAAACACGAGAGTTTTCAACGGAAACAGGCGATAAAGTCGACATTGCTATGCTTATTAATCTATTTTTGTCGTCGGGTTACGTTGACGAATTAATTGATATTAAATACCAAGCGGTAGTGATAGACATTGGGGGTGCGTCTATAATACGAACGTCTGCGTTGGTAATTTACAAAGGAGAAAACAATGACTAGACAAGAAGCAATACAAACGCTATCGAAGGTAGGGAAGATTTCTGTATCGTACGCAGAAGACCTATACGATTCTTTCTTCCCTAAACCAGCCATCCCGCAGTTTGTGGCAGATTGGATTAAGTATTGTAAATTTACTAACGTTAATCTGGGGCGGGCTTTATTTATTAGTGATATAGATTTTTACAATTATGGAAGTCAAGAAGATTGTTCAAAACTAAAAGAATTTCTAGGAACAGAGACAAACCAAGAAACTTTCGCCCTCGCTTGGACTTTAGGCTACGAGGTCGAGAAAGAACCTAAATATACAGTTGAGTTTAAAGGGATTGACGACAATTACAAGTTTTTGAACTATGGTACATCTTTTAAAGACTGGACTTTTGATGATAGTAAAGGCGCGAAGGGGGTAAGAGTAGCCCACACCCGCAAAGAACTAGAAGATGCCGGTTTCGGTTGGGTGTTCGATTGCCCAGGCGTTGAAGTGAAAGAGGTGGAGTAGGTGGATTTATTAGAGTTAAAAAAAGCAGAAGAAATTAGACAACAGATTGAAGAATTGGAAAAATTTATCAACTACAAATTGTCACCTCTTGACAAAGTTTTTATTATAAAACAAGAACCAAGATTCAAGATGGCAATTAAAACGAGATTCTTTTTTGATGAAAAAACTATGGTAATAACATCGGAAATTTTATCAGACGCAATCAATGACGCGTTGAAGCAAACGATCAAAAACTTAAAGACACAATTAGTAGATTTAGGTATTGAAGTTAAGGGGGTGGATGAATGAATAAACCTAAAGTCGGGTCGTACTGGACGCACAAAAAGACAGGAAGAGATTACAGAATCATCTGTGTCGGTTTGTGGGAAGAAACGTTAGAAGAATGCGTTGTTTATGTTTCAGAAAATGACAAAAGATGTTGGATTAGACCTCTCGAAATCTTCATGGACGGAAGATTCGTAGAGCGACCTTACAATTGAGGCGGAGGTAACAGATGACTAAACAAAAATTGTATAGGGTCAGATTTAAAGATGTAGCTAATTATAATCATTATTATCTAAACTATGACACACAGGCAAAAAGATGGAATATTGACACAGACTTAGAAAATAAAGTTTTTAGAACTTCATTTACTAAGAAAGAACTGGAAGAAAATGGTTTTGGGTGGGTATTTAATAGTCCACTTACAGAGGTTTGGGAGTTACTATAAATGATGAATAACCTAATTACTAAAATTAACCATTGGGCTGACAAACGCAATTTGAAGCAAGCTGACCCTAAGATTCAGTGGATGCGTGTAACTGAGGAAGTCGGAGAAATTCGAGATGTACTCTTGAAACCGACTAAATTCACGGAACCACAAGCAGCACTCAAGGACGCAATCGGTGACACGCTAGTAACAATCATCGTGCTAGCTCACCAGTTAGACCTTGATGTGACTGAGTGTCTCGGTATTGCTTACGAGGAGATTAAAAACAGAAAGGGAAAAATGATTAATGGGACGTTTGTTAAAGAAGACGATTTATAACGACCTAGCAATTGCTACGGTGCTGCTCATGGTCTCACTGGCAATCAACGTGATTACGGTCATGCGAGTGGTCAACAGACCTATCGAAACTGTGGTTATCCATAAGGCAGACAACGCCGTCGAATTGCACGGCAAGGTAACTGGAAAATCTATGGTCGGAAAGCTCTACACGCTCGATTGCGGAGCTTACGGCAAATTCCTTGTCAGTAAGGAGCAATACGACCAAGTGAATGTCGGGGATGATATCCCTAGCTATCTAAGGGGTCGGGGCTCATGAGCAAAAACTACAAATATTCAGGACTAACACCAGAATTATATCAGCGGTTGGTCGATGAACATGCAGCGCTAAGAAAAACACACAAAAAAGGCTCTTATAAGCAGTTCTTCCAAGATGTGAAACAGTGCACAGAGCTACAAGCTCGCATTATTTATCAAGCGTTTAACAGTGCAGTCGTGGAACGTGCGAGGATATCGCCAGCAACAGTCGACAGGTTGGAAGGCATTATTTCTGATGAATTATTCGACGACCTTCAAGACTATCTGTCTATACATTACACAAGAGGTAAAAACACGCGCCCAGTTTTGGATAAAGCCAACGCAGGACTGCCAGAACACCTTTTCAAGCGTTTCCGTGAAGAAGTTGAAGTTTTGCGCAAGGAACACCCCAAGGACTTGAATATCTATATTAGAGAAAAGAAAGGGGTCAATAAGAGGCAAGCTAGCAAAGTCCAAAACGCCCTAAATCAGTGCTATTCGGAAAGAGCTACTCTAACACCTTTGATGGCTATTTACATGGAAGGCGTGCTGTCAAGAGAGCTATTCAGTAAGATTGCTGATTATGTCTTCAATCATTATGAGTGGCCTGAAAGGTTAGATGACGAAGTTGACAGAGTTATTCTGAAATATCGCAAAAAAGGCGAGTTAGGGCGTAATAAAATTACAGTCAGAAAGGCCCTATATAAAGCCTACGCGTTAGGCGTGTAGCTAGAACGGTTTAAGAGGGTTCGACTCCCTCACTAGCTATTGTCTGTCAAAATATCCAAGAGACACTTTTAACACTTTTCGACACCGTCGAGCTGACAGACCTCGACACGAAAATCCAGTAAATAATAAGTTATAGAATCGAGGAATCCTTTTTATTTCTTTCCCCTAGCTTTGCATTACTGGTGGCAAGACTAAATCTAACGTATGGGAGGTGGTATATTCTCCGCTCTTTATTCTTGTAAACAAAAAAGACCCAGACTAATGCCTAGGACTGTTCAAACGCTAATAATAATATTATACCATAAAGGAATGTAATTTATGAGAACAGTGGAACGGCTGCAACAAATAAAAGCATTAGACAGATACATTGACAGTCAGATAGAACAGATTAAACGACTGGAATCACAAGCACTAAAAGTAACGGCTGGTGCAATGCAAACAGACATGGTCCAAGGTGGCAAACGTAAGGGTAAGGATGATATCTATGTGGAGCTTATGACGGCTCGTGAAGAAGTGGAACGTTTCACAGCCGAGGCTATCAAACAGAAACTAGAGTTTCGCCGGCAGATAGCAAACGTGGGGGATATAGACGCTAGATCCCTACTGCAAATGGTATATATAGACCAGCTGGATATCTGGCAGATATGTGACCGCATGGGCTTTAGTAAGGCTACATACTACGTTAAGTTAAGACAAGCTGAGAAGTATTTGGATTAATCTGTAGTGGTATATACCAATCTATACTCCACTATACTATGGTCGTGGTAATATAGTATTATCGAATCAGAAGGACACAGGAGTGTTCTTCTTTTAGTTTATCTGAGAGGAGGTATATCTATGCCGATGGTCAGACGATGCAGGGCAGAGGGATGCCATGCTCTAACAGAGAGACCAGCACACTACTGCACTACTCACCATAGTATGGAAGCAGCATACACTGAGGAAAGACAGAGATACTCACGCACTAGATACAACACACGAGTAAGGAACAGAGATGATGAAAGCAAGGAACGGTATGCGTTCTATCGCTCAAAGACTTGGTTATCTATTCGTAAGATTGCATTAGAACGTGACAACTATCTATGTCAGTACTGTCTTGCCTTGGGTGTGACCACACCAGACGCACGCATAGGCGACCACGTAACACCCGTTGAAATAGCTCCAGAACTTAGGACTGAAATTTCAAACGTAGTAGCAACGTGTAGAAGCTGCGATAATACGAAACGTACCCTAGAGCAAGAAATCTATGGTACTGGTCAAAATAGAACGAAACAAAACACCGAGCTACGACTTTCCGTGGCTACGTGGGCAGATTTAATAGCCCGCAAAAAAGAGGACGTCGTTAAACCCCTCTAATAAGCCCATAGCACGATTTTATAATAAGGGTGGTGTAATAACCCTCGACCCAATTTAAAATTGACCCCCGCCCCCTTCTCGTGCCAAGGAGAGCCGCCACAAGGTGTTTTCTTACACCGCACGCCAATTTTGAGGGTTTTAACAAGGGTCTTTTTTTATTTTAGGAGGTGAGAGCGTGGCAAATAAGTCACCGGCAAGGCGTGAGCCGTTTTACAAGCAAAATGACCGTTTTCTACCGCTTGA